ATTTAGGGGTGGAACCTTCATCTATCTGTTCCATATTCATTGATGGAAGACCAAATGTAATATCTATGTCTCCACCAGTGTCAGTTGTCATACGTTCTGTAAACAAACTGATTGCAGGGATATCGGTTGTTCGATAATCGACGAGTGCGTCTTTATAATCAATAAGGACTCTCTCTCCTGTACCGCCTGTTGCTGCGTATGAACCTGTGTTATTGGATGTTAGTATACCTTCTTGTGTTGTAACCATATTAATCACCTTATCCTAAAATCACCTTCTTTAGAACTAATCCGTCTCCAGTTGTTAATGCTGTAGTTTCGGCATAAGTTCCGACTGCTTGTGCTCGTTCTTGTAGTGTATCAGCTTGCATAAAGTGCATTTTGTTATCTCCTACAAAAACTTGTGCTCCGGCGGCAATTGCTCCTGAACAAAAACTGTTCAGCAATACCCCTTTACCAGTAACAACGTTTACGATGTTACCTGATGTTGCTGCAGTTAATGATACGCCCATACCTACGTTACCACTAGCCTTACAAGGCTGTAATTGTCCGTTAGTGTGTAGCTTAACATAATCTCCTGCTGCAATAGTTTCGTTTGCAACGTATGGTAAAATCCTTGAAGGAGCTCCACCATCGTTTACTATTATTTCTGTTGCCATATCTAATCACCTATTTCTTATTAAAACGGATTCTTCCGTCTTTTGACATAGAGAACATTCTCTCTACTTCAGGTTCGGCCTCTACGGCCTTTTCTTCAGAATCTTTAGCGATACCTTTACCGAAAGTTTTTTCGGTTTCTGGTGCCTCCATAGACTCTAATGCTTCATAAAACCCTGAAAGTTTGTTATCTTCCCATAGAGCTAATTCTTCAGTTCGAGCGGCTTTGTTATCCTCTTCGACTCTTCCCAATAGCAGTTCTTTAGAGATGACGTTACCAACAAGTTCGTCTTTGACGCGCTTTGATTCAGCAACTTGTCTCTCCTCCTCTGCTTTTTGGAAATCGGCGACGAGTTTGGTAGCCTCTTCGTACTTACCTTCTAACTCTTTATGGGCGGTTGATACTTCTTCCAGTTGCTTTTTGTATGAAGCAAACTCTCTTTCTAAAATCTTTTCAGATTCGCTTTTTACTACTTCCTCGCTCATATTATCGACCTCTTTGTGTTCACCGTCGTGGTCACATTGGCACTTATCTTCTGAAGGTCCATCACAACCACAATGTTCTTTGGTTGCAAACTCCCTTTCAGTTTTTGTACCGCATTCCGTGTCAATCGTGCATTCCCCACAGACGGGCGTTGCTATTTCATTATCTATAAATGAAACCTCAACAGGCCTGATGTTAGTGGCATAAGAATCGCCCATAACATCGACATCCTTCGAAAACCAGTCTATACTGACGTGAGTGATGTCACCGCCTTTAACTTTCTCTATCACTTCAGCTGTTCTTTCTGTAGGTTCAAATACTTGAGCCTGCATCGTAACAGCAACTTTTCCATTATCCATCTCCTCAATTTGAGGATTAAATGCCTTTCCGATTAAATCTTCAGGCGTTCTTTGATGAGTGTAATATATAGGCAGTTCATTGAAAGCTTCTAAACTTTCTTTAAGAAGACTTGGTTCAATGAAAACTTTTTGTTCTTCGCCATCAACTTCATAGTCGTGTCTACCTGAAGTAATAGCTTTAATAGGAAACTCCCAAACATCTCTTTTTTCCTTATCTGATTGTTTAATTTTTTCCACATCTAATTTGAAATCCATAGCAAAACTTCTTTGGGTCTCAGCGCTGTTAATAGTTCCAAATTCTTTTTCTTCACCATTCTCTTCTGCCCACATTAGGCACATTCCCTTTGCCATAGCATCGGGGTTGTCTATTCCTCTCTTTTTAAGTCGAGGACCTAACTCTAATACACATCGTTCAAACGTCGTCATACAACTACCTCCACAACCTCTTCTTTCTTTACTTTCTGGTTGCTTTGCTTTCTCTTGTTACCTGATTTATTTTTAGAAAGTCTTTGTTCTGTTCTGCGACCTTCTTCTTTTTTATCTTTATCCCTACCTCCACTAAGAGGTATATTTGGGTCAGTAGGTTGCATTTCTACAACTCCTTCCTTATCTAATCCTCTTTCAGCTCTTACTTCTCCAGAAGCTAATACACCTTCTGATAGATATATCATATCTGTTTTAGCTTTTGTAAATGCGTCTTCTAAGTTGAGTGCACGGAAAACAAAACGGGCATCGCCAAGTTGTGGCATTAGTTGTGAATTAATTGATGATTCTACAGCTTTTTGTAAATATTTTACATAAGGTTCGAAAATAGGTCTTGCCTCAGCAGGGTTAGACCACATTGTTCTTGGTACCTTTAAAGCCATATGTATTTTATCTAATAAATCATCTGTGTATTTACCATATTCAAAAGCACGGTCAGTACCTTCGAGTTCTTTAATTTGAATATCGTTACCGTGAATTATATCTTCACCGGGTTCTAAAGTATTAAATGTTTCAACAATTTCATTAATCTTATCAGGGCCATAGGGCATATCAGGGAGCCCGCAGGAAATGTCGAAACGAGAGACCGCATATTTGTTAAGAGCGGCACCGATGTCACGCTCTGCATAATCTTTTAGGTCTACTAAGTATAAAATAGTATGGATGTCTGAAAGTCCATACGCATAATCATCAAAAGGGTTGTTTTGTAATTCTACTATCTCATCTGGGTCAAAACGAACATCTTCTTGGTCAGCACCTATAGATTGATAATACCACATTACTTGACCGTGTTCGTTTCTTTTAACATACATATTTTGAGAAGACCTTAGGAGTAGGTTGTCTCCAGTCCATTCTAAATAACCTGAACCAAAGATTCGAGCGTTACGTAGCCAACCATAGATTGTCATATCAATATTGATATCAACAAACATCTTCTCTATTTTTTCTCTAAGTTCCTTATCTTCAGTAACAATGTCATAACCATCCTTTACTGCATAAAGACAAGGTAAGTCAATTAAAGAACGTACAATTGGGTCTGCGAGATAAACATTCATATAAGTTCTATTGTCACCTATATGTTGTTCATAATTTCTTTGTCCCTGACTGTGGGAAAGTTTTAATCTTCTTATAACACCGTCTCCGAAACTGCGCGGGTCATCCTTTTTTGTATTAGGATTACTGCCCGTAACAGCAAATAAACGGCGTATGCTATCACCAAGACCCATTGGTATCAAATAATAAGTAGCCGGGTCTAATATTTAAAGTTATTGCTCACAAGCCCCGTATATAACGTTTTCCAGAGCTAGAATTACGTCTTCCGGAGGTTGTTAATGAACTTCTACTGTGTCTTCCGCGTCTAGTTTTAGTTTTCTTTTTAACGGTTACTGCGCTAAGACTTGCACTAGCGGGTAACATTGATAGTGCAGAGTGCACACCAATAACACTACTATCGCAATAATCATCGTGTTTTCCGTTTGGAGCGGCTATCTTTTCTGTTTTTTGGGTAGAATCCATTACATATTCTATATCACAATGTTCTCTATACCATTTCCACATTAGCTTTTTGGCTTCACCTTCTTGGTAATCGGGTGTAGGAACCTTGATAGCAGCTTTTTGCACAAATGATACATAATCACGATAAGCATAAGTTTTTGACCCCCTTGGTCCCCCAGTAAATACGAAAGGTATGAAATGTATACTTCTTGGAATACATTCTATCCTTATATCCTGTTCGACCGCACCCCCAATACCTGTCGCGTCGATAATAACACGAGCAGCAGAAAAGGTATCAGCCACAGACATAATTCGTTCTCTTTGATAAGGAATATCGTGTCCTCCAGACTTTGGTCCGATTTCTTCCAAATAGATAAGTCGTGCGATATTGCCATCATCCACTTTTTCAGTGCTCCATACACTAATAACAGTAGAATTAACAGATTTGCCAATGTCAACAGCCACAGTATTGTTTTTTCCTGTTTGGACAATGGAATCGACCGTTTGTTGTGTGATGAGTTCATAATCGTCAAAACATCTCCTTATATTTTCTGGTATAAATACATTTGATATACTTTCCACGAATTCACATTCATATTCAGTTTTCCAATGAATAGAGTCTTCACCCCATTCAGTCATTTTATTCAACATATCCTCTTCTTCGTAAGGAGCAGTGTAAGCTTCACCCTTAACAATCGCATTTCGCCAAGTATAATGTAACCGAGTAAACGTATCTTCATACCCTTCGTCATACAAATATCGGTACATATGATTATCTTTACTCTTAGGTGTACCAAGGTTGATAAATGGTGCCTTATTTGCTACAATGGCAGGTTCAACGTTGTCGATAAACAACTCGTCTGATATTAAAGGTGACTCATCCACTATTAAAAGTGTTGGGTGCTGTCCCCGAATAGATTGTCCTTGATTAGAAGGCGCTACGGGTGCCCTACGCAGGATTGTACCAGCCTTCATCTTAATATGAGGCTTGTTATGTAGCTTGTAATTACCGACTAAGCTGTCTAAAAATACATTATCCCTAAAATGACGCAAACAATAGTCAAAAATCAGGGCACACTGGTCTTCACTTGGTGCTAAAATAAATACCACGTCCCTAAAACGGTTAAAAAACATAAAAATAACGGCTGCAACAGACAATGCCCAAGATTTTCCACTTCCTCTAGGTGCTAAAATTGCTAATTTTCGATGTTTGTCCGGATTTCCATCAGGATATGTCAAAGATTTGACTACAATGTCCATTTGGAGTGGTCTTAACCGTAATGGCCTCTGTTGTTTGTCTAATAAATAGGTTTCACAGAAGGCTCTTACTAGTTTTTCCATCTTTTTTTCATCTTTACGGACTTCTCCAAAAAAAGTAGATAGGTTTTGTGAGTCAAATTTGTTAGGTCCACTTAAAGCGGCTTTAAACTCTTTGGTCTGGTTCGCTACTGGTATCATCTTCTTCCAACTCCCCTAAGAAGTTCATAAAGTTTTCGGTCTTTTCTTCTACTAAAGTAGGTATTTCAATATTAAGAGCACGAAACTCAGTATGAATATCGCGAACAATCTGGTTTCTTTGTTGCAATAACTTTGTTCTAGCGTTAACATCCCGAATACATAGAGAAATTTCTTCCCAAAGCAAGTCTTCAATAACAAGATTTCGTGCCAAAAGTCGTACAAGTTCTTTATGACGTTCATATTCTCCTTCTCCAACACGTTCTCTTAAACGTGATACATAATTATCAACTTCGTTTTCCATTTACCACTTCACTTTATTAGCCCAATACGCGGCTGACATTTTCCCTTTCTTTATATTCTTTCCGTGTCTAGCTTTGAAAGACTTTCTTCGTGCTTTCTGCCTAGCTGACTCTCCTTTCTTTGGTTTGCCCGCTGTTTTAACACCTTGTTGACCAAATCTAATAAGTTTAGTTTTAGTTCCTTCTTTAGCCACAACTACGTGTGATTTTTTAGGATGATTCGGAGTTCTCTTTGGTTTGTTATATCCTGATACTCCGGCTCTCGTTAATTTTGGGTCTTTCTTTTTCTTTGGTGCCATTATTTACCCCTTTGCGTCCTTGCTTTGGCTTTAGCTTTTTTAGATAAATCACCATAATGGAAAACTCTTTTAGACGATTTCATATGCGTTTTACCAGAGTGTATCTGACCGTTTG